CTACACATGGTTAAGGATATTAGAAAGTATAAAGGTAGAAAGATTTCTCTTTATGCTCTGACTGGTCGTTATTCAAATCTTGAAATTATCTTATTTAAAGGTAATGTTCAAAGATATGTTAATAAAGTGAAAGAAGTATTTTCTAATAAAGGACAAGCAGGATGGGATCCTCTTGGTACTTTTGCTTTAGCTTCCTCTATTGAGAGGATTGGTGCTGAAGCAAAAGCTTTAGGAGAACAAACAGCAAATACAGTTAATGATATGAGTAGTAGTATAGGCAATATAGTTCAGAATGCTATTCGTGATTTAGTTCCTACATTAACTCAAGGTGTGAGTGTTGCAGGAGATATTGCTCATAATGGATTAGATTTAAATATGAATTTTACAGACATGTTTAAATTGTTTGATAGTCCATTATCCTCTATTGTTACTGCTAGTATTTTATATTTAGTGATTGAAATTATAGAACGTAAATACAACTTAGAAGGATTTGTATATATCAAAATTCTTTTAGCTGTATTTATGGTTTATAAATGTGGAAAACCAATATTATCTCTTATACAAGGATGGATGGCTCCTGTGTATACTACACCACAAGCTGATTGGCAAGATTGGCTTACCATAGGATGTCAAGGAGTTTTATTTCTTGTCTTTGGTCAGACAGTTGATTTCTCTACAGTGACGAAAAGTATTAAGAGTCTTGCAGACTCTGCTACAAATGCTGTTCGTGTAAATGAGATATTTATAGCTGTTACTGAGTGGTTTAAAGGTGCTATGTCTTTAGTTTGTGAAACTTTTGGTATAGAAACCTTCGAGTGGCTTAGACCTCAAGATAAGAAAATCCGTGAATTTATGGATCGAGTTAATGTGCTTACACAGGCATATGCTCAAGATCCTATGGCTATAGGAGTTGAATTTGCTGAAGAAGTAACTCGTCTTTTAATGGAAATTAATAATTATGTTTCATCTATGCCCATTACATCTAAAAATGTGCCAGTTAGTAACGCATTGCGTAATTTGCAAGAGAAAATGCAAGTTTTACATCGTAATGTTGTTGATGCTGGTATGTCATTAGGAGATCGTAATGATCCAGCTTTTATTGTTATAGCTGGTCCTCCGGGCGTAGGTAAAACTTATTTATCAGATTTTATTTCACAAGACATATCTATTGATCTATGTGAAACGTTTGGTGAAGTCATGGACGCAGAAAGAGATTGGAAGACTAATGTTTACGTTTGGCCTTTGGATAATAAACATCATGATCAATATAGAGGAGAAAAGATTGTTTTATATCCTGATCTTTTCTGTCAAACTGATGCTGAAGGTCAACCCAGTGAAGCTACATCTTTGATATATGTAGTAGGTGGTCAACCTTATCAGTTACCTGCTGCGGAAATTACTAAGAAGCAACGCTTGTATTTTATATCACAAGTTGTTATTGCTTGTACTAATGTTACTTATATTCATCAAAATATGTTTAAGAGTGTTCGTAACCCTGATGCAGTTAAGAGGCGTATGGATCAGTTTGGATGGTATATGTATGTTAATCCAGAATATATTATGAGACATCC